GCTTAAAGTCGCTCACACCGTCATATTCAATCTGAAATTTATCAATGTTCTCAGTTTTTGTACAAATTCTGATAAACGCCGCACTTTGTGGGACGGTATATGAAGTCGCTCTTATAACTTTGCTTCCATCAACATAATTTCCTGAAATATCAAAACCATATGTGAAAGTCACTTTAAATTCAGTACCGTCCTTTGAATAGAATAATTCATCACCAGCGGTAACTGGTATTAATTCAGATAGACCATAACCTTTATCGTTTGGAATAACCTGACGAGTATCAATGTGATATTCGCAATCAGGTGTAAAAGCTTCTTTATTGAAAAGATTCATCTGACCTTCGGTGCGGCCATGTAAAATTTTTAAATGTCCTATCTGACTTCTGACTGCTGTTCCTGCCGAGCTATATTCCGTTCCATCCGCACCTAAATGTAAATCAATAAGCTCACTGTTGCCTTCGGTGTCATTGTTGTGAGCAATGATGTTGTCAACACGGCTGTTGACGGCGGTAACTTCTGATTTATCCGCTTTTTTTACAGATAATTGATTAATGCTGTTTCGAGCTGTTTGATCGACCACACTGCCTCCGTATGGATTTAATTTTCCTATAAGCATAAATATATCTCACTCCTTAATAATAAATGTATGCAGCGGTATGACAGGCTCATATTCGCCGTCCGCTCTTTGCAATGTAAGCTTGTATGAATATGTCCCGACACCTATGTCTGTTTCAGCAGAGCTTAAAGAAAGTAAATAACCGTTTTCATCTTCAACATAGTCGCTGTCTATAAGCTCTTTTTTAATGATGATTTTTTCTCCTTCTCGCACTACAAAGATTAATTTTTCATTTGTTCCGAGGGTATACAGTTCTGACTGATTCTCAATCTGCACAATATCTGACCATACACTATTTCTATATATGGTAATGGTATTTTTTGCCGCCAGACCCGCAACTGCAAGCGTAATTCCCACAATACGCAAATCCTCACTATTTTTTGTAAGGATAATAACACATTTAAAATTACCCTGTTCTGCGGAACATGCCTTTGAAAGAGTAAACTGCACTTTTCCGTTTTCAGCATCGAGTATTTCACCCGAAACAACAGACTCTTCAGAATTTAACACAGTCAGAGTTACGTCATATCCTGTCAGATCAAGCATTTTATTTATCGGAGTGGCGTTTGATGTAGCCGCCACAATACCGGATTTTTCGATAATATTAAAAATAATCGTCCTGCTGTCCGATTCGCCCTGAACGGCATATAAATTGACTTGATTGTTTTCATATGCATTTACGCTATATTCAACTGTCACTTTGCCACCCCCAGTATTGTATCGTAGTGCCTGCCGCTGGTATATACGTATTTCTTGCCAGAGTATATCCGCCCAGTTTTCCGACTGACAGGTTGCCGCCAATAGTCAGGTTTCTGCTGACAGTCAGATTCCCTGCTATTTTTACACTTCCTGTAAATTCAAACCCTTTATCCTTTGTGTATTGAAACACAGGATCATAAGTGTGAGTTGTACCTGTTGCCAGCTTGCCCCAAGAAATAAAACTGCCATTATTATCAATATTAAATGCAAGTCCGTGCTCACCACTTGTAGTTGTCACATATCCGATATTACCGATACTTTTGTTATCCCGATACAGCTTGATACCACTGCTGTTAATCGTAAAGAGCAGTGATCCGTTTGTGTCATAAATAGAGATCATATTATTTCTGCTGTCAATTTTAATCGTTCCGTCACTTGATACAAGCACGCCGTTTTCCATTTTCCAACCTGCAATACTGCCCAGTGTTGCTATGATCTTAACACCGTTCAATGTGCCGACGTTAATCCAGTCGGCAACAATCCCGACAGCCGCAAGAATATTTAAAACGGCATTTCCGTCCTTATCCATGCCCTTCCATGTCTTGCCCCCATCTGTTGACACAGCAAAACTGTCAATAGATTTTTTCCAGATATACTGACTTTCGGATAATAAAGGCTTGTCGTGCTGATAGGTGATTGTTGAGCCATCATCCTGTATTTTCTCCGTCTGATAATAGCCCATTGCATTAGCGGTCAGCTCCGAAAACTGTTTCGCCCTGATATCGTATTCCGAAATCTTTTCGGTGATTTTCTTGTTGGTCTGTGCAATGATTTTTGCACTCGGACTGCAAGTCGTGCGGCTCTTTTCCTTGACGGTTTCCGCATCACAAGCAACGGTCATTTTGCTGTCAAGATGATAGGTAATATTCGTGATCGGCGTTTTGTATTGATTCCCATGTATATCTGAGACAGTAACAATATCGCCTGTTTCCAGTGACGGGTCGGAAAGAAGCTCGCTCGAAAACGGCGTAAGGTTCAGACCGATCAACCTTTGATTCCAGACAGTACTTTGCAATGCTGTACTATCGATCGCAAGCGGATTGTCCTCGATCATAATGCAGTATTTTTTACTGCCTTTGATATAAACTTTGCCTTCAACATCTGTCAGCTGTACCCCCGACACTGTTACAGTACCGTTCAATTTTTGCTGTTCGGTGATCTCATAACCTGTTTCGGAATACCAACCGATTTTTATTTCACCGTCCGTTGTTGCATAAGCATAACTGCAAGCAAGCTGAGCAATATAAGACAGCACATCACGGCAGCTTGCGCTTTCGTCGATGTTTTCACCTGTTTTAACAGTCATACCCGCATTGGGGAAGCCGATAGAATCGTAAGGTACTCCGCAATAACCACAAATACGCTGATACAACATGAAAAGAGATATAGGAAAGATTATTCCCACATCCGTAAACGGTACATCAAGTTTTGCCATATTATCATAAGCAATAACACTAATATAGTTTTCGTCTACGGTCACTTCCTCGACCGTATATAGACCTTTTTTCAGCCATTCTATAGTTAATGTTCCATCATATTTCTGTTTCGTAACAAGACCGATACGCACATCAATTACAGCATCCTCAAAACTCATATTGTCATATGTACCATCACTGTTATCGATCTCAAAATCAAGCTGTCCGATGATCGCACAACCTATCGAAAAAACACCCTCGTCGGATGTACTGTTGGTAATTGATAAACTGTCCTGCATGATATTTTCGTCAGTCAGTTCCGTTGTTGTCCCATCAGCGAATGTGACAAGCAATTTTGCCTTAAACATTCGCCCCGACTGTTGTATAAGGTCCTTATAAAGACTTGAAGTATTGATCAAATTCTCACCTTCTTTACAAAAAATAAAAGCACTTCATTGAAGTGCTTGATATTTATATTACCATCACATCTCTATAAATGAGCACGACAGACCGTTGATATAAATCTCGGTTGGTTTCGGGATAATATAATTACCGTCTGTCAGGTCACCCGTGTAAAAACGTCCTGTTTTTGTTGATTGCGTGAGCACATCAGGATAGGTCAGCCTGAGTGCCGCACCGCTGTTTTTGCAGAGCTGAGCAACGGAGGATGCCTGCGCAAGCGTAAGAATCCCCCATGTCAGCGTAAGCGTTCTTTTTTGTGCGATAATATCCTTTGACATTGCACCGTTTCGGGTGCTTCTGCCGCTTTCCTCACTTGATAGATCAGCATAGGCCCACAAAGCCGAGACCGGAGGCGGCAAATCAACCCCGTTTACTTTAAAAACACTCATGTTGACGCACCTCCGTATCTTCTCTGTTTTCGTCTGCGAACCTTAACGAGTTTTCTTTCAATCTCCTCGCTGTCGATTTTGGTTATGTTATAAAAATTAATTTCATCGTTTTCAAGAAGAGCAATAATTTTAAGCAGCAGTTTGATGATTTCGGGATCTTTGCTGTTAATCATAGATTCAAGCTTACTGAGCGGAGAAACAACCTCGGGATCATGTGCTGCGCCTTTGTTATCGCCGACAAGAGCCAGTGTCGGTGCAGTAACAAGACCGCCTTTTGCAAGCTTTGGGATTTTCGGAACAGGGATTGTGTTGATCCAGTTAAAAGGCTTTGCACCCATTATGTCTATACCTTTGATACTTGACAGTATCGAATTAAGATTTTCGATAGGTTTGGAAATAACCCAGTTGATACCGTCAATCAGACCGTTGACAGCAGTTTTGAAAATATTACCGAGTGAATCCTTGATACCGACAAAAATTTTACCGCCTTTTTCAAACAGCCCTGTAACGCTTTCCCAAGCACCTTTAAACTGATTTACCAGCCATGTTTTTGCTGTACCAAAGGCATTTTTGATTGCACTCCATACGCCGCTGAAAAACTTTCCTGCACCGTTCCACACATTCGTGACAGCTTTCCAAGCCGCTTTGAATTTATCACCGAACCATTTTCCGATACCTGTGTATGTATTAACAATACTGTTCCATGCCTTTTTGGCCACACCTGAAATAGCGTTAAAAACATTTTTGACCGTATTCCCTATTTTTGTAAATATCTGTACGATCCTTGATAACAACAGCTTAATTACACCGTAAACGATTTTTACAAGACCGTTAAACAAATTAGAAATCGTAGTTCCCATGCCCTTAAAGAAACCGACGATTGCATCTACAATGCCTTTAAGAATTTTTACTATGCCGTTCCAAGCCTTTTTCCAGTCGCCTGTAAAAACACCGGTCAAAAAATCGACAATGCCCGTAACTACTTCAATGATACCGTTGACAATGCCGCAAAGTGTCTCCCACATTCCCTGTAATGCGCCAACAACAACATCTATCACACCATCAACAATAGGCGATACGTTTTCAATAATCAGATCAATTGTTGGCTTAAGGTAGTCATTCCAGAATGCAACAACATAATCACCAACTGCTTTGATCAGATCAAGCACACTGCCAAAAATTGGACTTGCAGCACTCCACATTCCCTGAAGCTTCCCGAAAATGTTATCCATTGCAGGCTTCAGCACCTTAATACAAAGGTCAAGTGCCGCAGTTCCTATATCAGCGATAACGCCGCAGATATTTTCAAAAGTCGTTGAAGCTCCGCTGTCGGTCCACCAAGTACTCAGCTGTTTTCCGAGATCATTAAAAATATTCCCGATACCTGTCATTACTTGATTGACTGTACTCTGCACACCGTCAAAAACCTGACCGATTTTACCTTTGTTATTCTTTACCCATTTTTTTATAACTCCTGTCGCAATTTTAAAAGCACCCGAAATAATTGTCATTACAGAACCTTGGAAGGTGATAAAACCCGAAAGCATATTTGATATTGCCTGTTCGGTTTGCGATCGCATACGTTCTATAGATTCATTCAGCGTGTCAAAAATTGTGCCGAAAAACTCTGATAGATTGTCGATACCCCCACTGATGTTATCGGAGATAGCAGTAATAAAACCAGCAATTCTCTCCTTGTCTTTTGCAAGCCATTTTGCAATACCGCCTGTCACCGTTTGAATAACATTTGTGACAGTTCTTACAATACCGCCGATGATTGTTCCGACATATCCTGCCCAACTAGAAAAAATTTTCTTTAATCCATTCAGGCTTGCTTGTGCAATTGGTTTCATGCTGTTAAAAATCGATTTGAAATTCTTGCCGATCTGATCAAAATTGATTTTGTCAAACTGTTTTCTAAAACTATCAACAAAACTTTTTAAAGGGCTTTGATCATAAATATTTTTCAGCTTTTTCTTCAAACCGTCAAGCTTTTTTCCGATACCGTCTATCGCTGCTTCGGTTTTTGATGTATCAGGTGCAGGCATTGACAGTGCTGTATCTGATGATGTGTTGTCTGTACTGCTGTCATCGGAACTGTCGCTGTTGTCTGATAAGATATTGAGCTGGTCAAAGCCTGCCACTGTTTTTTTCAGCTTTTCGGCGGCTTTGGTGGTTTTCTTGATGTTGTCGGTACTTTCATCCGCACCGTCAGCCACTTCACTCATGCTTGCAGAGGTACTTGAAGCACTTGTATCCAGATCGGACATATCGATCCCGAAAAGTTTTCCCAGTGCTTCTGTTGCTGTTTTCGCATAAACCGTCAACTGCTGTAATGCTCCCGTAAGCTGTTTAACAACGGTTGTTGCTATTTTTAATATCGGCTGTCCTACTACCGCCTGAAACTGTCGCCATGCTTCTTTCAGGTTGCCTGTGACATTCTCCCAGCCGTCCGCTTCACGTGCTGCCTGACCCATAGCACCCGAAAGAGCATTGGCATCCTTGACCATTTGCAGTAAGGTGAGCTGTTTTTGTGCTTCGGAAAGTTCCGAAAATGATTTGCCGTACAGCTTATTGGCAGCTGTATTTCTGGTTGTTTCCGTACAAGATATTCCAAGTGCGGCATCGTTGGCATAATTGCCTTTGAGGAAGGATTTCAGGCTTTCTGCCGTTTCTTCCAGTGAGCGGTCATAATATGCTGCACTGTCGGCAGTGGCTTGTAATGCATCCTGCATAAGTGACATTGCAGAAGCACTGTCCATGCCGGAGGTTTTGGCAAAAGCGTAAATAGATGTACCGACACCCTGCAAGCGTGTTTCCATGATTCCGCTTTCTTTGGCGATCCCCTGAATGACACTTTTAGCAGTAGATTCAAGCTCTCCGAAAGTCTGCGTCATCTGTGAGTTTGCAGCATTGACTTCTGCTGCGGCTTCGACACTTTCCTTGCCGAATTTGATAACAGCAGCGGCAGAAAATGCCGCTGCCATTGCTGCACCAAGCTTGCCGAGCGGTTTTTGAAGAGTATTGCCGAGATTTTCAACTGTCTTTTTCAGCGGTTTTTCATTACCTATAATGTCAACCGATATTTTTCCTGCGCTTTCGTCTGCCATTCGTTACCTCACCTGCCTTTATTCTGCCATTGCCTTAAATGCACTCAGCATTTGTTTTAAAAATTCGTCACGGTTTGCAGTGCTGACTGTTTTTGCACTCCGTGTCCGCCATTCATAGCGGATTTTTCTTTGATGTGATGTAAAATGTTTCAGCACTTTCGGGTCGTTCTCACTGCGGATTCTGACAATTCTTCCAAGAGGGCTGTCCTCGCTCAGACCGCTGAGCAAGGAACAGAACTCATCCCATGTCATATTTTTAAAATCTTCGCTGTAGATTCTGACCCCGTACTCCGATGCAAAAGACGATACGATCAAATCGAAATCGTCAATTATGTCGTAGCAGGGGTCGGAATTTCCCCCGAACCGTCACTGCCGGTAATCAGGGAAACAGCCGCTTCAATGAAAGTCATATAATCTTCAAAGCCAAGACCAAGCTTTTCAACCTTTTCAGCTTCCTCTTTAGTCAGAATCAGATTAATGACTTCGAGAATATCCTCAGGTGCGATTTTCTTCTTGCTGAATTTTGGAATGATTTTCAGCATTGCAACCGCATTGTTGTTAATGCTGATTTCAACATCCTTAATTTTGATTTTCGGTTTTTCCTCGAAATTCAGCTTGTCTGTGATATCAATTATTTTACTCATGCTTTATACCTCCTTATGTTCCGCTACCCGAGCCGGATGATGTTGTGACGGTCGGTTTGCCGTTAGACATAATGTCAAATTCGAGCGGTGCAACGGCTGTGCTGTCGCTTGAACCGAGTGCAGAAATACTGACAACGGCGTTTGTAAACTTCACTTTTGTTCCGTCAGGGAAATTCCACTCAAAGTCTACCTCTGCATCTCTGCCGTTCTTAAAGGCAAGCCCTGCGATAAAGTCATTTCCCGTATCTCCGGCATTACGCTTTCCCGAAACGGAAATTGTAACTCCCTTTGCTGTTTTCAGTCTGCGCACCCAGCCTTCGGACTCAAACGGTGTCCATTCTTCCACACCGTCATCAAAGCTGACAGAAAAGCTTTCCATGTCAGCAATCGTATTCAGTGTTGATGAGCCTGCCGCACCAACTTTAAACTGGTTTTCATAACAGGGATATACTCCCGATGTTGTTGCCATAATTAATCCTTCCTTTCATAGTAAATATCAAATTCAATTACCCACTCATATACACCGTTATCATCCGTACCGATGTTAATCGGCTCTGCGTGGATAAGGTTAATAAATTGTACTTGTGTGCCGTCAAGCGTGAAAGAAGAAACCGCCCTGAGCTTCTTGTAAAGCTCATAGGCAGCTTTTTCTGTCTGATCCTGGTTTTTATTCCAGTGAACAAGTAAAGATATTTTTCTGACTTCATAGCTTGACAACTTCCCGATTGCTATTGTCGGCGGACGTGCGCCCAGCTGATAAACACCGATCGACTTATCTTTTTTATTATCGAGCTTTCCGATGTAGTAGTTTTCGGCCATCCCGAATGTTTTCAGCCAATCACGAATATTCGATAAATAAAGCATTTATACACCTCCGTCAATTAAGGTTTGCGTTTCTTCTGTAAAACCGCTTGAAAGCCTTTGCACAAAAAAACTGTTTGCTTCCGCCCGGCAACCAGTCCTCATACCAGTGGTCCCGGGCGTTGGGGTTGCCGTCATGCTTGATTTCTTTGCCTGTGGTTTTGCTTTTTGATGTCCATGGTTTCCGGTGAAATATCATGCCGTCAGGATTGAAATATACACGTCTCGCATAAGGTGCAGAATGAACAAGTCTTACCTTACCCTGTTTAGAATCCCTGCGGTCAATAGAAAAAGACTCACCTTGCAGATTGCCCGTATCTCTCGGAATGACCTGTGCCTGCTGCACTTCTGTTTTGAGAGCTTCCGCCGTTTCTTCAAGACTTTTCACCGCAGCACTGTCAAGCTGATTTAACTTTGCGGCATTGATAATAAATTTTGATTTTACTTTAAGCATTATATCAAGTCCAATCTTGTATAATTGACACTGCCGTCGGGGTTTCTTGCCTTCATGCCCTGAGCAATTTTGCGCTTTTCTCCGAAAATTTCAGCCTCGCCGTCTGAAATAACCGCCAGATCAGGCGCAATATCACCGGTAAAATATGCCTGTGCGGAAAGTTGTATCAATCGCTTTTCGGCGCTCAGAACAGTTTTTGCACTGTCCTGATAATTACACAAACCCTTAAATTCAACGCCTGAGAGCGGCTCTCCGTTTTCGTCGTTTCCCTCTCGGTACAAATTCACCCTAATCGGAGTTTTACAGAAGCGTTTATCTATCAATGACGGAAATTTCATTATAGCCCTCCTGCATAGCATAAGCCCGTAGAAACAAGCCTGCTGTATGTTCTTTGCCGGATAATAATACCACCCTGTACATAGACTGTCGGATTGAACTTAAATTGCATTGACACACCATTAACACTGTACGCACTTAAAGGCGTATTAAGCAATTCACTGTTTTCGTCAATAAATCGCACTATATCACAGCAAACTTCCGTTATCGTTTCACGCTGAAAATCCGTCAGGTTATCCCACCCGATACCGTTTATACGGCAGTGAGTAAGTGTATCAATATCACCGCTCGCTCTTGCCGCAAGTCGGTCAAAATCTTCGGGGATGGCAGTGTAATATTTCAGGTAATCTTCTGTTGTTGCATAGGTCATAAAATCACCTTATTTCTTCTGCTTTTTGAGTGCTTCAAGCTCCGCTCTGAGCTTTTCGGCTTCCTGCACTGCTTTTTCATATTCTCTGTATGGCACTGTTGCAGTCGGACTGCGCTCCATGACGTTGAAATTATCGTCAGTGATATCATAACCCTGAGCGAGATAATCCTTTTTACTCAGCTCATCAACGGTATAGACTTTATTGCCTTTAATCGCTTTCATTTTCTCACCCCCTCTTACGCCTGTGCATGGATGATACATCCGTCTGTAAACAGATGATCAATACTAAAAGTATCATTGAGTCTGCGGTTCTGATAAAGATACTTGTCAGCCGTTCTACTGTCGCTGCCGGGTGCAAACATATGGATATAGCTGTACTTGACACGGCTTACCTGACACTCAGGGTCAATGAGGATGTAATCTATCTGCTTTGCGCCTGTGGCAGGGGTGCATCCGTCAGTAAAATCAAACGCAGACTTGAAACGTGCAGACGGCACAGTAACAATATTCTGAATATCGTCAAGCGTGCGTACACGTCTGTCGATACCGCCACCTGTTTTGACATCAAAGGAGCGCTGTACGCCTTCGGCATTTTTAAGAAGCTTCTTGTAACTCGCAGTGCAGAAAAGCACAAGCCTGTCAAGCGGTACGCCCTTGTCCTCCATGATTTCAAGATTAGCGTCAAAATCCTCAAGGACATTTGCGGAAGAAAGTGAATCAGTTTTAATCGTCATGCTCAGCCTCGTTGCTTCGCTGTAAAGTTTAGAGTAAGTGTAGCAGTCAAGCTCGGGGATCGCCTGCGTTTTCTCGAAGCGGTTCTGAATATTACCAATAGACAGGATCATGTCCGTTTCATCAACGTCCATCGGGTCAACGGCAAACTCTATATCACGGTCATGTGCAAGGGTTTTCTGCTCAAAATTATTGTTGTAAGAGCCTGCATTGTAGCTTATGCTTGACCTGCTGTGATCTTTATAACCGCTGACATTGAGGGTCGGGATCTTGATATACTTTGTGTTGTTGACCTGTATATCGCTGTTTGAGTGGAACAGCAGGTCACTTGTAAGCTCCTGACCGTAAAGCTCACGGAGCTTGTTTTCAAATCTTGTAACATAGTTTATTGTGTTCGGCATTTTTATTACCTCCTATTATTTCTTTTTCCTGATACCGACCGGCGAGCCGCCGGAGCCGTAATATTCAGGCTTTTTGTTTGGATTTATTTTTTCGGACATCACTTCTTTTTCCTGATTCCGAAAATTTTATTCAGCTTTTCGTCATCATCGGCAGATTTACCGCCGGAGCTGTCCGCACCGAGCTTAAAGCCACCTTTTGACTTTCCGTCTTTGCCTATGCTGTCGGTTTTCCAGTCGGGATATTTCTTTGCTACATCCTGTAACGCTGCGGAAATATCCGAACCGTCACGCTTGACAATATTCTCCGCAAGCACTACAGCATCTTCAATCACATCAGGCATAAAACCGATTTTCATCGCTTCAAGCTGAGTTTTCAGACGGAAGTTTTCCTCTTTGAGCTTGTCTGTTTCGGAAAGTTCCGGCGGTGTAGCTTCGGACTTTGTTTCGCCCTCTGTTGTATTTTTGGGCGGAGATTCCTCCGTTGTCGGTTCGTCTGCACCCTCTCTGTTTTTGTCTACGGACTTCTCAAGCGTTTTCCCGGCTTCGTCAGGTGTTACCTTATTTTCTGCCTTTCCTGTCTCCTGCGGCGGCTGTGTACCTGTTTCAGTTTCTGTTTTTGTCTGTTCTTCGTCAGGTTTTTTCTTTTCTTCGAGCATATAATTCACTCTCCTTTGTATGTTTTTGAAATAAAAAAACGTGCAGGTTTTCTTGTTTCCTGCACGTTATCCGCTCATTCCGCTTATCGCTTCCTGGCTCATTGTCATTGTTTCCGTCAGCATCACATCCTCACCCCCTTTTTAAGCTTTTCCCTTATAGCTCGCCTTTTCAGGCTTTCAGCGGCAAAAATACAGTCGTTATACTGTTCTTTGTAGAGCTGTATTTTACCGCTGTACAACCCTCGCAGCGAAGGGCTTTTTGTTTCCCTTCGCTTCTTTTTGAACTCTTTTATTTTTTCTTCCGTGAGCCTTGCAGTTTCGTAGTACTCCTCTGCCCACTCGTCATAATCCATACGCTCACTTCCTTCCGGGCATAAAAATACCGCCTTGATTAAGCAATGTGCAAAATCAAAAGCGGCAGGAATTATTAATCTTTATAATCAGGAACAAACGGGATCCACATATTCGGATTGTAGTTAATTTCATAATGATATTTATCCGCCTGACTGCCGGAAATGTCTTCAACCGTATAGGTTACATTATCTGACAATCCGATAAAATGCTTTTTGTACACACCGTCTTCAATCTCAACTATAAGTTCCAACTGGTTGTCTGCTGTATCTGCATTGATGTTCATAAGACCTTCAATCTCAAACAGTGTATCACCTTTGATACAGTTAATTACTGTTACTCTGCGATAAACATTGAAGTTCTCTGCATCCTGTGTTATGTTATAGTTTACTCTTTCAGATTCGGTACATCCTGAAAAAGCACTCACACAAAATACAATACTGATAAATGCTGTAAGTATCCCTATGATTTTTCTTTTTTTCATATTCTCTACTTCCTTTCATTTTTGGATATAAGAAAACCGCCCTCACTGAGAGCGGTTAATTATGAATTCATTTTTTCTTCCCAGTTCTTTTGAGTTTCTTCATCCCAAGGTTCTTCGTTATCATCATCGTCAAAAATATGCTTGAAGTATTCATCAAATCTTTTTTCATCATCTGTCATATTATTACCTCCAATCCAATATTTTTGCCCTTAACATATTTTATTCTATACTTACAATCGTAATCAAATAGAAACTCCCTCTGTTTGGGATATTTACTCAGGCCTTCAATATAAGCTCCACCACTACCCTTTGGGGTTTCTATAACCATAATGTATTCACCTTTTAAAATACCTTTTTTTGTTACAGAAGAACTCAAAAACTGCTTAGGTTCATAAATATCACCAACCCTCAACCCCTGAATAGGATTAAAGTCCACGCTTCTGTAACACAATATATCCTGTCGTAACTTATTTTTCTTCAACCCGGAAGAAATATTTTCAGCATGGTATCTTAGCCTTGTATCTTCCGGCAAATCTCCCCTAAGCATAGCATTAAGCTTGGCAAAAAATTTATTTGTTTTTGTGTCCCCACTGTTTTTCGTATACTTTTTGATAGAACGGACCTCTTTTTCATTAAGACTTTTAATCCAACTTTCGGATTCTTGTCGTAATGTATCTACAACCTTGTCGGATGGAAGAGGACTGAATCCTTCAATCTCTGACTCTATTATACCACTTCCGCCCGATTTTTCAATCGTTTCTGCAACATTTTTATCAGGTTTTTTAAAAGCCTTTGCAACCTTCCCGAACTGCTCCGCCTTTTCTCCGAAGGCTTTTGCCCTCGCTCCGTAGATACGTTGGTTTTCTTCATCAAGGCTGTAGCGGCTCATGCGGTCATAGCGTTTTTCCTGCCGCTCGCAGTAGCCTTGTTTTTGCTCAGCTTCATACTGCTGTGCCATTTCGTCAAGCTCGTCTGCTGTGTACTGACTGCCTTCCGGCGGGGTGCTTATGCCCTCAAAGTATGTACTGTGGACATCCTTGCATCGTGGATGATAAAGCCCCTGAGCTATCGCATCCGACAACAGCGGATATTTTACACCAGTCACCGGAGAAATACCGCTTTTGTCGGCACCGCTCCACACATCATCTATAAACACCTTCCCCACAAACGGCGCACACAGCGGACACGGACAACTGCGCTTGTTCATGATAACAGTAGGTACACCCCACTCATCACGCATTCCGCCCTCGCCTTGAAGATATGCCCTCTTATTAGCGGTCTTTATTGCCATGTCTGCATAATCCTCTAAGGTATGACGGCTGCCGTTTTTGTACTCAACACAGTCAAGCCCTGCCCTGAGAAAATCACGAGTTGCCATATCAACGGCTTTTTCGTATGTTCCTGCGCCTGTGTTGGCGTAAACCTGAGCGTTGAATATTGTTTGCCGATAGCGGTCATCTGCACGTCTGAGAACGGCATATTCGGCTCGCTCCATATCGTGCGTTGTTGCTTCGATAAGTGCGTCAAGTTTACGGTCGTTGACCTGAAAGAAGTCACCCGAGATTTCCGTTTCGCCTGAAAACGGAGAAGCAGGCGCATTGAAGCCTTTGCGTATTGCCTGCAATATCTGCTTTTCCTGTGAGGTCATACCGTCACGGTAGGAACTGCGGAGAATCTCATCAATTTGCAGATTCAGCTTGTTAAATCTCGGCGGAAACTTTTTTAAATTCCGCTTTCGGTAATCTTCCAACGCTTTCAGCTGTAACACCTGCCATTGCTCCCAGTTGAACCCCAGTTCCGTTTCCTCTGCCCTGTGCCGTTTCAAATTCCGCACCATGCTCCCGATCAGCTCGTCCTCTATCGCTTCAAACGCTTCTGACAAATTGTAGGGCATTATTTCACTCCCTCGAAAACCAAATTATTATCTGTTAATTATTAAACCTGCAATTAAGGGTCCAGCGTCACGCTGGCTCTGTAAAAACAGGCTCAGACATCGTTTCTACGCCCGTCTGAGCCTTTATTCTCTGCACCTCAGTACTTTTCCAATCATCGTCCTTTGTGTCGCCGTACAGCTCGTCAACCGCCGCTTCTATGCTCATAATGCCCTGAGTCCGTCCCTTGCCGACTGTTTCAATCTGACTTTCAAAGCTCGGGTTAGCGTACTCGCCGAAGGGAACTTCTATTTCAATCTCTTTCGGCTGTTCATTGTTCATAACTGCGATCACATCAAAAACCGTCTGTATCAGCTTCGGCAGAACAGTCTGCAATACTCCTACGATCTTGTTGCGGGTGTACAGGGTAGTCTTTTCCTTTTCCCTCTGGGCTTCTGCATTGTCAAGCTTTTTAACATCAATACCAAGTGTCGATGGTGATATAATCCCCTGCAAAGCAAGGTCAAGGGCTGTTATGTACGTTGCAAGGTAGCTTTCGTGAGGAATCTGCGGCTGGATCAGCTCAGGTCTTGGCTGTGTTGTGGTCTCGGAAACAATACCGCTGCTTTCAACAAAAATATTGTCAAAGGGGTTCGGCTTCATATCCTCGCCGGTGTACGGATTTTTCGGCGTGTAATTCGGCGGAAGGAACTTCATCGGTCTGCTCTGACGCACAGCATAAAGCCACTGCGACCATGCTTCGTCCAGCGCGTCAAAGCTGTCGGACTTGCCGCCGTCAAAAAGACTGCGTCCCCTGCCCTCAAAGGTGCCGCTTGAATAGAACATCATCGGCACAGCCATCATCACCGACCTATCAAATTCAACATCTTTCAGTCCGGCAGTCTGCGGCAGAATTTCAAGCGGTACATTGCTGTTTCCCTTCATCAGCTCATAACGGACATATCCGAAACCGTAATGCTCGTTAAGAATAAAATTTCCGCTTTGTTCGCTGTAAACCGTTCTGAAAATGATCTCGGTTATCCGTCCTCTCCTGCGTACAAGCTCTATTCTGTCTCCGGGATAAAACTCAATTATCGGCTGGGCTGAAATATCGCTGTCAAGGCTGATCTTGAAAGCGCCGTCACCGATTATGAGCGTTTCGGAAATTGCTTTGCTTACCAGTTCGTCAAAGCTGTTATCCTCAGCAATTTTATCCCATCTTTCCGAAATGCTTTCGGGCAGTTTGATGTCGTTCATGTCAGCCATGACAACAGCGGTCAGAACATCAACAATAAGCTTCGGAATACCTGTGTGAGCCTTGCGTATTTCCATCCCACGGGTCGGAACGGCAGCCCAGAACATACTCCTGTCGGTGCTGATCTGTTTGTATAGCTGCGACAGCTCCCAGGCGTTGCCACGATACCATATTCTGTTTTTGGCAGCGTTTGATAAATAGTCAAGCTGCTCCATGATAGTAATACCCGCAGTTTGCGCCGGTTCTATCTGTAAAAAGCTTCTCATTGCATTCCTCACCTTGTCTATGATACTCATTTACTGACTCCAATCTGTGTTACATACGGCAAAAACGCATATTGTACACTGTTAATCATATGGTCATGTCCATCCTCAGGCTCATTGTCCTTGTCTTCCTTCCAGCTGTACAGTTCAAGCTCTGATATATAATCCGTGCATTGATCCAGTACAACAAGCTTATCCTGTGCAAACCACCCAAGCTGTAAATTGATTCTGTCGATGATCTTCATTTTCTTCCATGCCGGGTTAAAAATATAAATACAGCCGTTTTCCCTCTTGTATTTGTTCAGCTCTGTTATTGTCGCCTGATCTGCACTGTCAATAAATACATTACGGGCAAGTCCCCAGTTATTTTTACAGCGGTCAAGGAACTGCGCAAATTCAACAGCCGTATCACTTGGCGCGATCGGTGTACGCAGATCTGCATTGTTGAAAACCTGCTCATCCAGAAGGAACAGCCGACCACGGTTCGTTATGCTGATAAAGGACATGGCGATGGTGTCCGGCGACTGCTGGGAATAGGCAGTGTCAAGCCCTGCCGAAAACTGCACAAAATGCTCGCCGTTCTGTCCGTAAGCAGTTTGCAGCATCAGATGCCGGCGCAGATCCGCTTCACGCATGACATGACGTGAGCGCTCAAAGTTGCTGAACACAAGCCCTGTCGCACGTCCACGCAAGCCGAGAATTTTGTTTTTATAGAGCTTTGTACCTTTCGGAACATTCCGTTTGATTTGCTCGATTTTTTCCTTTGACAATCCGTAATTATGCGCAAAAGAAAAGAACCAATGCACCCATCCGGGCTTTGGTTCTTCACTGAGCATATTCAGAATTTCTGTCGGTGTTTCGCTCTCCCACTGCGGCAGCGGTCGGGAACAGTTGATATATTCTTTGTAGACAGGCAAAGACGGGTCATCAGGGTTCAGAGTTGCCATGAGGTAGTCACAGCGCATGGAAGCCTCACGAACATATTCCATATCGGCAATGTTGATCTCGTCAATATACAAACAGCCGTACTGACCGCCAAGAGCCTTTTTCCAGCGTGCCTTGTTATCATATCCGAGAACATAAATAATCTTGTCACCGCCGCTTGTATGAAGCACGATATGCGGCAGACTGTATTGTCCTTTACCTTTTGCATTATACTCTGTCAGCTGTCCGAAATCATCAAGAATACCTAAATCCTTGTTGATGATATTCTTTTCGATCGTGCCTAAATCAAGCCCCGAAAGAATATGAATTTTCTTCGGGCTTTCAGCACATTTCAGAATGAATTTGAAAATACCGACAGTTGTTTTTCCTGCGGCTGTTGTCCCTTCCAGAAACTCAACAGGTGCATCACAGCGGAGAAAAGCCTTATATTTCGGCGATAAAATCAGATTACTCATGTTCTCTCATCTGCCTTACAAGTTCATCAAGCTTTGTCGTTTCGGCAGCCAGACTTCCGCTGACTTCGACTTTGTTCAGATACTCGCCTGTCATTTTGTTCAGCGTATCGATTGCCCTGATCCTGTCGCCGGGTTCATTCTCTTCATCTTTCGCAATATCCGAAAGCATAACCTGCCTGTCCTTTGCTGTCATGATACGTTCATCCTTTATTTTTTCGGAAAGCACTTTTATATACTCCGCAATCTCCACATTTCTCAACATTTCATCTGTCCTGTGTTCGGCATAACTTTCGCTATAGCCTGCTTTTCTTGCACTGTCAGCGGCATTACCGCTCTGTGCGTAGAATTCTGAAAACTTTTTTTGTCTTGCATTTAACACGGTAACACCGTCCTTTCAATTTTCAGACAACACAAAAGCCGGTCCATGCGGAACGGCTCTTTGTGCTGAAATATATTTTAAAGAAGAATACCAATATCTCTTGTACGCTTTTTGATAATACTATTTTACATCAGATGAAGAGGTAATTACAGGTAATTGAACGTCAAATTTTAATTACTTTTTTTGTTGATTTTGTATACTATGTCATACCATTTTCTTTTCTGAAAACCTGTAAAGCCTGACCATGCCATATCCTGATAGTTTCATATGACTTTCCCATTCTCTCACCTATCTGTTCCAAAGTATAGCCGTTCAGGTATTTATCTGTAAGCAGTGCAATAAACTGCGGATTATAGACTTTTTCAATTTTCTCCCGCATTTCCGCCTTGAGATCAACAAGCCTGTCGATTTCCTCATTAATAGTTTCCTGCAAAGCTATGATCTTGTCAACGATCTGCATTGCACTGTTTGTACTGCCCGACTTGACCTTATCGCCAAGCTTTGGACTGCTTACAGAGGTTGCTGTCAGCCTGAGTGCATACAGCTCATTCTGCTTTGCGTTTATGAGCACATCAAGCGTTTTCGCCTGATTCAAATATTCCTTTGCCGTCAAATCATACCCCTCATTTCGTCTGTGCGCCCTCATGAGCGTTTTTTATGTAGTTTTAGAGTAACTTGTTGTTTAAACTCAAAAACCACCCACAGAGGCTTTACAAGCTTGTTATTCATTCATCAATTATCAATACTCCCTCCATTTCCTGCCGTGTTCTTTGTGAATCAGTTTTGTTGTTGCTTCTCGCTCGTCAATATCTTCACGCTCGAAAATATCGCCCATGTTGTACTTGTCGATCAGGTATTCGTCCATGTAATACCACTGTTCAGGGGTCTCATGTATCTTTGCTGAAAGCTGACTGACCGCAATACAAAAATCTTTCATGCGTTTCTCTCCGAATCCGAAATCCTGATTCAGGCACACACAACACAGTTTGAAGATCCTGCTTACTTCCTGCCGACTCAGGATATCAGCTTTTTCTTTTGCTGTTTTAACTCGTGCTTTCATCATTCGCCCTCCTGTTCCATGCTTTAACTGCTTTACTTGGTGTTAAATAGTATTTATTATCAGCATTGTAAATAATGCAGTCATAATTACTACATATAACTTCATAAGCCGTAACACGTTTACATTTTGGTCTTGGATAACGATTATCTGATTGAAGCGTTGGCATTCTCCCGCAAAACGGGCACGGTTTTAATTCTTTATTCATTATTTTCTTCTTCCTCTGTCCGATCTCATCAGCGCACAAAACGAATATCCGAACGCTGCGCCGAGAAAAAATAATATCATTTCGGTCATAGTTTTTGTACCTCCTTTTTTATTCTGGGGTGTAGGGTGGTGTAGTCTCATATATAACCTTTTATATATATTTATATATTTTTATTTTCATACGAAAGAGTTAGAAAACCCTACACCACCCTACACCCCCTACACCTTTTAATCAATGCTTATAGAATATGGTCTGTATTCTTCGTTAAAATCCAAACCGCAATAGACATTTCCTGTTTTGTATCTTTTTCGCTCATATTTTTTCAAAACTTCTGCACTAAACTTCGTATTTGTCATTTTATACTCTCCGTTCTGCTCACACCATTTTGTATAAATGTTGTAAAGCTCGCTGGCACGAACCGATTGAAGCGGAGCGGAAACAGTACATTCGTCAAGAAATTTTGATATAGTATCCATTTCATTTCTGTATTCATCAACTGCCTGCTCAACAGCTGAAGGTTTTTTCAGACCCTCGCTCTGATACATTCTCAGACCTTTTATGCACCACAGAAAAATACCGTCAAGTTCTTCCAGAAGCTTTTCCTTGAGCTTTCTGTCAACTTGATTTTCGGGGATCTGAACAGTAAAAGGTATCAGATGAATTCGCCTCCAGATACCTGTATCTGTTCCTCTGATGATTGGTTTATGATTTGTCGCCATCCACAACTTAAATTCAGGCTTGAATTCAAATTCATCTCCGTACAGTTTTCTTGCCGTAACAATATCATCACCCGTAAGCTGTTTGAGAAGCCCCTCGTTGATCCGTACACCTTCATTCGGCTCAACACTTGTCACAAGCCTTGCACCCTTCAAACGGGCAATATCGCTGTTAGCAGCCCCTGCGGCAGTACGTACCATAATTGTTTCCGGCTGAATATTGGAAGCGTAATCGCCGAAAATTTCACGAATAATATCAAGAAATGTTGATTTACCATTTCTTCCTGTTCCATACAGGAAGAATGCACACTGTTCATCTGTCAGCCCGGTAAGGCTATACCCTACTGCCTTCTGTACATAACGGATCAGTTCTTCATTACCACCGAATATCTCGCTGAGAAACTTTTTCCACAACGGACAATCTGTATGTTTGGCATACTTTGCCGTTGTCGACTTGGTAAAATACTTTTCGGGATCATTCGGCATGAATTTGAATTTTGCAAGGTCAATAATGCCGTCAGGTGTATTCAGAAGCATTTTATCTCTGTCCAGTGCATTCGGCGTAATACCGACATGGTGACGGATCTCTTTATCCAATGCGGTTTTTGAGTTATTGCTTCTGCACTTTTTCATATGCTTTTCAAAATCCTTCAACATTTCTGTGCCGTTTTCAGCATCATATTTTTCATAATATTTTGCTTCCTGTTTCATCGCTTCAACAGCCTTGTCTATCAGCTTCTGGATATACCCGGTAATATCATAGACCCATTTGTTTTTATCATAGATCATCCAGCGTTTGTCATTAAAGTTATATCTGATCTTATCACCGAACATATCATACAACCGCTGAGCATTTCCCATATCATCAAAGCTGTAATATCGGGGTTTTGCAGATTTTATTGTTATAGAAAAATCATCATCGTTCGGTGCAGAAGGCGTATAGACACTGGTACAATCGGATATTGCCTTTTTGAGTGTTAAAGCACCATATGTACTGCCTGATTGCTTTCTGTCCCACTTATCACGCATAAGCCCTGACTTTCGGAAAACAGCATCCATTTTATCAAAGTCGCACTGAAACCAAAAAGCCAGCATAGAACAGAATGCCATATCCGCCTCCGACTGGCTTCCGTATCTGCCCTGCCAACTGCCAGCATACAGTTCAGAAAACAGCATTCCGTTTCTGCTGTTTCGTGCAGCTGTCAGAATTTCGTTTTCATTTAGCGGCAGCAGTGCCGGAGGTGATTTCGACTTATTTTGTTCGGCTATTTCTTTCGGCTTCATATATGCTTTCTGCACCAGGCACGCCATACTTTCACGTTCAGATATGGTATTGTTATTATCCCATAAATCACCGGTCACAGTAAAATACCTGCCTTGCTGATACATTTCAAGGTCCGTTCCGCTTCCGAAAACATCTGCCTGTTTGCATTTCCAGTCCGTATGCGGATCACCTTTGTAAATAATGTGAAATCCTTTTCCGCTCGGAGACCTCTCTGTATAGCTGTTCATGTTCTGAATGATATCAACAGCCTGCGGATTCACTTCTCCTGTATCAGGGTTAATCACATTGTCAAGGTCTATACCACAGTAAGGCGGAGAAAAAACAAAACCGATGCCTTCCACCGTTCCTTCACTCTGCCCGACTCTGCAATGTTTGCCGATGCAAGATAAAGCCTGTTCAAATGTGCCCCATGTTTCCGGATTGGTAGAAGAAGCTCCGTAAAGTGTTTTCGGATTAACAGGTTTCTTTGTAGTTTTTCCGTTTTTCGCTGCTTCCCTGAAGAAGCCTACCCACTGCGGCAGACTTCTGATTTCTTCGGGAATATTTTGATACAAATTCATAATCATTCTCCATTAATCGAACGGCAGATCATCATCCGATGTAATTTCGTCAAGGATATCCTCTACAACAGGCTGCTGGTTCTGTATTGACGGTGTCGGATTGCTGTTGTTCTCTGCAAAAACATGTTTACAGTCCTTGAATTTCGTTTCGTTCGTCCATTTGACCTTTTCACGCTTTTCATTGTTATAGGTATCATGTTCGATCGTAACGAGAATACATTTTCCGACAAGGTCTTTGCCGAGATCATCCAGTGTTTCATACGATTTGCCTTTCGGCAGTCCGGCAGCCTGAGCAAGGCTCATGATCTGCTTATAGCTGAAGCCGTCAACCTTGTTATCGTCATCTGTACGGTTTTCAGGCTTTCTTCTCCAGATCGCATGAAAGATATTTTTATTCTGATATTTCTGTGCAACATCGTTTCTTATAATCAGACGGATTGAGAAATACTCTGTCGGGTGCTGACTGTTCGTTGCATTAAGATATGCACTTTTGATGATACATTCGTACTGTCCTTCGGGAAGAAGGTTGTTTTCTGTTGTGTAATCGGTTGTAAATGCCATAATATTAATCTCCTTTGATTAGATTCAATGCGTCCTCCGCTGACCGGCATACACCTGCTATTGCTCCGGCTTTGCGCATTGCATGAATAAATTTTTTCTGTTTTTCGGACAAGCGTCCTTTTTGGGTTTTCACTTCGATGAAAACAGCTCTGCCGTCGCTGTGCCGTACTCCGACAATATCAGAAAATCCGGGCGGTACACCTGTATCAAAGTATCTCCCGTCAGGTGTATATCCTTTGCCGACATTGACTCTGAAAGTTGTACAGTACGGTGACAGTACAAGCCGTATTTCATTCATAATTCTGTGTTCTTCTGTCATGAGTTCACCTGATCATCCCTCTCATTTTTGCCTGATGCCATGCCCAGCCTTTTTTGTAGCCTTTGCGTTCCGCATAAGCTAACAATTCCTGATAGCTGTTACAATCGTCAGGGCTGTCATATTCCAGAACAAAGCCTTCTATTTTTTCAAGCGTTGCCTTTGCCTGCTCTATTTCAGATTTTTCCTTCTTTGGGAATTCATATCCACAGAACGGACAGGAACTATATCTGATTCCGTTTTCATCCGTAAGAGGGAAAACCATGAAACATTCCGGGCAGTTTTTGATATTCAGGTCATCTTGTTCTTTTTTCTGTGTCTTCTTCTTTTTTGCATCAAGTTTCCATTTTCTTGGTTCATCCGGCAGTCCGAACCGTGCATAATTGCCTACATGATCAATGATGACAGCCCGTTTACCGGGTTTGTATCTCATGCAGCGCATAGATTGTTGTATGTACAGTGTCAGTGATTTTGTAGGACGGAGCAAGATCGCACATTCACAGTCAGGCACATCAAATCCCTCCGAGATCAGGTCTACATTGCACAGAATATCAATCTGTCCATTCCGAAAAAGATTAATGATTCTGTCACGTTCTGCTTTCGGGGTGCTGCCGTCAATGTGCCTTGCATCGATACCTGCTGCGTTAAAAGCCTGCTCCATTGCAAGAGAATGATTGATAGTAGTGCAGTAGCAGATTGCCTGTTTACCGTCAGCAAGCCTGCGGTAATTTTCAATAACATCACCGAAAACGGCTTTTTTCAGCATTACCTTTTCACTGCCCTTGCTGTCATAATCGCCCCTTGATGTTTTCACATCTGTCAGGTCAACTATTGACGGCGCATAATAATCATACGGTGCAAGATAATGATGATCAATCAGCCACTTTGCATCAACCCCGATCACCAGCTCATCATTGACATCCGCAAGCCCCGAACCATCAAGATGGACGGGGGTTGCCGTCACACCTACTCTTCTTGCACTCGGAAAGGCTTCATAGATTTTTTTGTAACTGGCTGCTTTACTGTGGTGGTTTTCATCTGTGATGATCAGGGAGGGCGGTTTGAGTTTATGGATTTGCCTGCTGACGGTCTGTACCATGCCAATCTTACACAGCTTCATATCAACACCCCAGCCTTTGAAAGTCTTAAAAATCTGATCACAGAGTTCTTTTCGGTGAACGATAAATAATACCCGGTTGCCTTTCAAGGTGGTTCGTTTGGCGATTTCGGCAACGATCACAGACTTCCCGCCTCCGCACGGGAGGACAATACAGGGTGACCGCTTGCCCTCTCTGTACGCCTTCTTTACACCTGAGATCACATCATTCTGATACTCACGAAGCGGCATTGTTTTCCGCCTCTTTTCTTGCTTTGTATTCGGCTGAATAGCAGTTGAAACATAATTTTTTATTCATATGTTTCATAGAAGCCTTCACGATTTCCTCAACACTTCTTATAAAAATCTGACCATCATTTCTTTTTCCTTTCTGTGACATGATCACTTTTCCGCAGGTTTCACAGCGCACCGGTTCAACACCTGTATTCAGCCAGTCAGCAAGCTGTTTGCCAAGTTCGGGAGTAATTACCTTACCAAATCTATCAAGGAAAGTCGTATCCTTTGAAGCTGTTGCAATATGATTTCTTGCAATATCCAGAACGATATCGAATTCATATTCTGTATCATTCCTCTGTACTGGTGCTAATCCTACCTTAACAGGAGTCATCTTTCCCCTGTCATTTTCTTGCATGACATAATCCATTTTTGAACGCATGGTCACGATCGTATGACAATCAACTGCAAGAATTGTATTGACAAGACTATTCTGTACTTTACCGGCTTCATCCCATGCAGAGAAGTCATTTTTACCTTTCTGCTGAGATGCAATGTTATTTTTAATATCCAGCACACCGCCCTCATTGTTCCATGCATGAGAGAAGCTGTCGATAATGACTACACCGTCCGGTCCGACTGCTTTTGCGCCCTCTTCCACAAACTGCTTATAGTGATCGGGGCTGTACGGAGGAGGAAACGGAGCATACAGGAATTCGCCTGTATTCAAGTCACTGCGGTTGGCGTAAAATCTTGCCCGCTCATGTTCGGTATCGATCAAAGCAATTTTGCCCCAATCATTTGTGATACCGTATGCTATGTAGAGTGCCGAAAGTGTCTTTCCTGCTCCGCTGACCCCTGTGAGAGCCATACGCAGTTTCGCTTTTTTTCTGGTTACTTTTTCAAACATCTTTTTGCCCTCCCTCACTTAATTATCAGACTCTGTGTTCTTCTGAGTACTGCACCGGGAAGTGCTTCACCTGACTGGAGAGCTTTTTTGACTGCTGTTTTATTCACTTCAGGCTGCTTGAAACGAAGATATTCATCTTGATTCGTTTCCATACAGTAATTGACAAATGCCTCCACATGTTCGATAAACACCGATTCAGCGTTGTTCCGTATGCTAAGTTTTGCCTTCGGGGTATCTATTTTGGTACGGTTGATTGTTTTCATGCTGTCAAGCAGATAATCTGTAAATTTTTTAGCAGCATTTTCTTTTGTTTTGCGGCGTTTTTTAAGAGCTTCCTCTTCCTTTTTGAGCTTTTCAGCATTGCCTATGGTATCTTTTATGTAAGCGGCGATATTTTCTGCTTTTACCTCAAATTCTTCCTCGATACTGTTCAGCGTATCAAACCACGCTGTCTGCATTTCTGCTTTGTAAGCTTCAAGGTCAGGAATGATATTCCCGTCATCATCTATGTACTCGCCGTTCTCGTTTTGCTCCGGCTCATAGTTGCAGATTGCTTCAAAGTTATCGAACAGCTCTGCAAAATTATTTGTAAGTTCATAAAGTTTCATTTTTATACCTCCATGTTTTCAAGAGAATTTTCAAGTTTGTTTACCAATTCATCGGCTTTTTGGATATAGAACGACTTGTCATCTGATACGGAATTAATGAATTCCAGCATAGCATTGAAAGCACCGATAGCGTTCTTGTAATAAGCCTTGAATACTTCCTTCATGTCGGGAATTTCCACCGTTTCGACAGTTGTCCGCACTTCATTTTCCTGTGCTTCAAGCTGTTCGTTCAGCCTGTTGATTTCTTCCTGATATTCCTTACGCTGTCTTTCAAGGTTGTTGGCATACTCCTGATCCGCTTCGGAAAGCTGACGGTCAAGCTGTCTGATAATCGCTTGTGCATCTCTGTCTTCGGGTGTCATCTCCGGCTGACGGTTTTTCAGCTCCTCTATTTCTGTTTCAAGCTGGGTTATTTTATTTTCTGCCTTATCACGTTGTTTTGCAATTCTGCGGCAATTCTCATTCAGGTCATCAATACGCTGTGAGAGCTCATTTGCCTCATTTGCTTTCGTTTTTAGGCTTGCAATTTCCGCTTTCAGCTCACGCACAGAAGTCTCCTCAATATCAACTGTCCGCTGTATTTCCTCCTGCTGAGCTTCGGAGAGGGTTGAAAGAAGTGCAAGCTTTGTGATGCCAAAATGTAAACTCGAGTTTACATTTTTTACGTTCTCAATAATAGAGATATACTTGTGTGCCTGCATTCTACTGAAGCCCACTTCATTCTCGCAGTAGTCCTCAAAGTTTGCATATCCAAGCTCTTTGTAAAGCTTGCCATCACGCATTTGTTTGAGCATGACACACATATCATACAAATTCTGCTGTGCTGCCTGAGCAGTAATAATTATCTTCTGGTTAAGCTCGATTGCAGCCTTATACTGCTCGCTGATGATGATTTCTGACATTCTTTAATCCCTCCAGGTATTTTTCGTATTCAGTTTCAAACTCCTCGATTTCGAGGGGGTTAACTCAAAAGCACAGATCTCTCACAACATCGTAAATAGCAGCTATCCCGCTGTCGCAGTCTATTCCGATGTCCTTTGTCCTGCCGCTCTGATATGTAATTCGTGCTATGTCCCGGACGTACACAGTGCCGTCCACAGATACAGTAAGCGGCACGATGCTCACTATGTCCCTGCCCTCCCGGGTCAGCCTGAGCGTATCGGTCAGGTTGTTAAGGATCGCTGTCATGTTTTCGTAACTGTAGCCGTTGACATTTTCGTCAGAATAAGATATACTTACAGTAGTGTTATTATCACTTTCCGTTGCCGGAGTTGCCGCTCCGACAGCGGATTTTTCTTTTTCTGTGTTCATCAGTCTGCCTCCATTCTTGCTCTTTCTGCTTCGTATGCTTCAACATCATAGAGTGCTTTTGCCGGGAACAGTGTAACAATGTTGTTTTTCGGCTGTTCCTCACGTTCGTCAAGTTCCTTGATGATCGCATCGTGCAGCATATCCATCAGAATAACTGCCACAGCATTAAGCACTGCCGGAATAAAACATACCACTGCCGGCGTGACCATTCCCAGATATGCGCAGGTGAATGTTGTCACCGTTGCGAGGGCAAACGCTGTCATGTTAATGACGTACATCAACCCTACAAATCTTTTTAGCCTTTTGAGCTTCTTCGTCTCCATCGGTTTCAATCTCCTTCATCTTCTGTGAGATCAGCCACATCAGAAACATGACCGCTCTCGGGTTCTTATGTTTTCTTATTCGGTTCATGGGGTTGATTCTCCTGCCCTTTCCTTTATCCACTTCATCAGTTGATGCTCATATATTTCGTATATCCATCTACCGCTCTCAATGGCCACGCCAAACGGATATACTCTCTGCTGTAAGCCCAAACCAAGCTTCTGTGGGTCGGTTTTCATGCCGTGTTCAGCAAGTATCTCACAAGCTCTTTTTGTCGTAATAACCCTTATCTTCGGTACATCTGCCATGTTCCCAGCCCCTTTCATTCATTTTTATGCTTACTTCTGTTCCTGCATACCGGGCAAATATATCGGTCGTATTTGTCTTTTACGCTTACGTTCCACTCTGTCTGACAATATATGCAGGTTTTGTATTTTGCAGTTGACTTCTTTTTTGGTTTCATTTCCTTTCAACACGCTCCATAACATTCAGCTCACATTCGCCGTCTGTTTCTGCGCTTCTGAGCTTCGCCGCTTTTACGATCTCTGCGTAATCATCAGACGTACACAGCAGTTCTCCCGGCTCTGTTTCTGTTTCGTATGTGTCATACAGTGCATACAACTTCATGCTTCTCACCCCCTTACACTGCCGCTGTCAGACCGTTTGTTTCTTTTCTGTCGGACTGATGTTTGTGTCCGAGTATATGGAAAGACACAACATCAGTCCGATTTTGTACTTAAACATTTGAAACAAAACAAACACCAGTACAATGACGAGAACAGTAATTATTACTGCCTGCATACCCTCATCTCCTCTTGGCTTGTCGCATTTATGCGACGAATTGGCTAAAAAAAATTGCAGTTGCTTCGATCGGAGTCAATTCGAGAAGATTTACAATACGATCAGCTTGTTTAATCGTAAAATCCTCACCAGAATTATTTAACTTTCTGGACAAGGTGCTCCTATCTATACCGATTTTTTCAGCCACTTTTTCAAGGGTAAGACCTTTTTCAACAACTTTTCCTTTCAGCATAGGAACATTAACCAATTTCATCACCTCCTGCTTGTTTATCGCATTTCTGCGATAAACAAATATTAGCATACCTATTTAGGTTTGTCAATAGTTTTTTCGCATTTTTGCAAAAAATATTTTTATTTTTTCTTTTTTCGGTTGCAATTTTGCAACAAAGATGATATTATATTATTGGAGGCGATACTATGAACATAGGTCAGAGAATAAAAGAACGTCGCTTGAAATTAGGTCTTTCGGCGGATGACATCGCTGCTAAAATAGGCAAAAACAGAGCTACCGTGTACCGATATGAAAGCAATGAAATAGAAGATTTGCCTACACGCGTATTAGAACCACTGGCGAAAGCATTATTAACTACACCTGCTTATCTTATGGGATGGGAAGATGATGAACAAGCTCAGGATACTATTTCAGAGTCAATAGAAAACATTATTCCGCTTCCAAAAACAAAAAAAATCCCCTTGCTCGGCACAATAGCTTGCGGAGAGCCTATACTTGCAGAGGAAAACATAGAGGAATATGTAAAATTGGACAGAAATGTAGATGCTGACTTTGCTTTGCGCTGTAAGGGTAATAGTATGATTCATGCACGAATCAATGATGGTGATATCGTTTATATTCATAAACAGCCCGATGTTGAAAATGGGGAAATTGCCGCTGTCCTGATTGAAAACGAAGCAACATTGAAACGTGTCTATAAATATCCAGAAAAACATATGCTTGTGTTGAAAGCAGCGAATCCCATGATTGAGGACTTTATATATACCGATAATGAATTGAATGATATTAGAATAATTGGAAAAGCAGTTGCTTTTTTTAGCACAATAAAATAAAAATCCGCTTCCAAAGCTGCAACTTCGGAGAGCGGTGAATGAAAGATAAGAAATTTTTGGGAACTCAAACCTTTCAATAAATATTATAACGTGATATATCTACTCTGTCAAGGTGTATCACACAAAAATTGAAAGGATGTTTAAAATGGGATTGATGGATGTTTTCAAGGCAAATGAAAATAAGCAATTAAAGGATAGAATCGCACAATTAGAATCTATGCTTTCACCTGAACAACAACAATTTGACAAACTGCAAATACAAATAAACGAGCTAAACAATATAATTGAAAATAAGCAGAAACAAATTCTTGAATTACAGAAAAGTATCAGTAGTAATCAGTCTGTAATTTATCAGTTAAATAATGATATCCAATTCAAAAAATCTTTAAGTCTTTCACTTGATGATGATTTATCTTTTCAACAGTTCGGTTTATATAGTCCTCGTTTTAAGTTTGTAAATTCTGCTGAATATAAATCGAGACTTGATGAAATCAGAAAAAGCCAGAAAGCTATGATCAAAAACGGTACAGCAGTCACAGGTTTTACCAATTGGACCGTAAGTGGAAATGCTGCAAAAGGAAAGAAAATGATAAAAGATATGCAGAAATTGTTACTTAGGGCTTTTAACAGTGAATGTGACGAACTTGTCGAAAAAGTTAAGTATAATAATTTCGATACATCTTTTAAAAGAATTAATGCCTCTTGTGATGCAATAAGCAAATTGGGAGAAATTATGGGAATATCCATAACCCCTGCTTATCGATGTGCTAAAGTAGATGAATTAACATTAGCATTTGAATATGCACAGAAAAAACAAGAAGAAAAAGAAGCTGAAAAAGAAGCTCGTGCACGTTTAAGAGAAGAAGCAAAATTACAGAAAGAAATTGAAGAAGCCAGGAAGAAGCTTGAAAAAGAGCACACACATTATATGAATGCTTTATCAAAGATAAAAAAACAGTTGATTTCTGATCCTGATTCTGCGGAGTTGCTTTCCAAAAAAGTGGAATTGGAAAATAAAATATCAGATACTGATAAAGCAATTAAAGATGTAGACTATAGAGAAGCAAATAAAAGAGCGGGGTATGTATATGTTATTTCAAACATCGGAGCATTTGGAGAAAATGTTTATAAAATTGGAATGACAAGAAGGCTTGATCCGCAGGAAAGAGTCGATGAATTAGGCGATGCTTCTGTGCCATTTCGTTTTGATGTTCATGCTATGATATTTACGGACGATGCACCAAAATTGGAAAATGCTCTACATAAAGCATTTGAAGATAAAAAAGTAAACATGGTAAATCCTCGCCGTGAATTTTTTAACGTAACTTTAGCTGAAATAAAAAAAGTTGTTCGCCAAAATTATGACAAAACTGTTGAATTTTATGATTATCCTGAAGCCGAGCAGTATCGTATTTCATTAAAAATGAAAGAAAAATAAGCTACCCCGAACATGAAAAGCTACTCATCAAGAGAAGTCATTCAGATACTTACGGCGGACGGTTGGTATGAAGTCGGTTGTGTCGGAGATCACCATCAGTTCAAACACCACACAAAAACGGGCAGAGTAACAGTCACACATCCCCGAAAGGATATACCGATCGGAACGCTGAAAAGAATCGAAAAACAAGCGGGTATCAAGTTCTCTTGATACTCACCGCCCCTTAATAATTTGTTGGAGGTTTTCATTATGAAAAAAGACAGATATTCATTTATTGCCGTTTTTGATTGCGCTGATGATGGGATTTCCATCTATTTTCCTGACCTTCCGGGATGTTCCCCCTGTGCCGATACAATGGACGAAGCTGTAAAAAATGCCCGTGAGGCTCTGGGACTTCATATCTGGGGAATGGAGCAGGATAACGAACCTATCCCTGAACCTACTCCTATAACTGAGATAAAGTGCAAAGAAAATGAAGTTCCTGCCGTCATAGACGTTTTTATGCCTGCTTTCAGGGATAAAATCAATAATCGTTTTGTAAAGAAAACTCTGTCACTCCCTGCATGGCTTGCCGATCTGGCAGATAAAGACGGTGTGAACTGTTCCAAGGTTTTTCAGAATGCTCTTATCGATTATTTAGGAGTAGTACAATAAAAAATTGCCCCCGCCGGTGTCAGAGCACCGACAGGGCGAAAATAGAAGCTATGATATAACATAACCATGTGACAATGTTATTATATCATAGCTCCACCAAATAATCAAGGAGCTGATATGCTATGTTGTGCAAAAAATGCAAAAAAGAAATCCCTGACGGTTCGGTTTTCTGCAATTTCTGCGGAAAGAAGCAAACATCAGCACCCAAGACTCGACACCGCAAACGGGCGCACGGCACGGGAACAATCCGCAAGGATACAAGGTATAAAAATCCTTATATTGCCATAGCACCCTCTACCAGTCACGGTGCAGGACGCATCTATATCGGTTCATATCCTGATATGAAATCCGCTCAGGCTGCTCTTGAGGATTTTATCAAAAACGGCAGACCTCAACTCTACGGTGCAACTTTGGCTGATGTCTACAAACTCTGGTCCGAGATCCATTACAGAGAAATACAAAAACCAGAGATTTGGCGGTCAATGTGGAAATGGTATGCCCCACTGTATGAAGTCAAAATGTCAGAACTTCGCACGGCACATTTTCAGGCAATCGTCAGCAAAGCGAAAACAGGCTCTACGGCTGATAAGTTGAAATCCCTTGCCGTCATGCTTTGCAGATATGCTCTTGAAAACGATATCGTAAATAAAAACTATGCGGAATTTATAAGGATACCGAAGTTTGAAAAAAGCGAAAAGGTCATTTTTACCGCTGAGCAGATAAACACTCTTTGGCAGCACACGAATGATAAGCGTGTGCAGGTCATTTTAGCCATGATATACATGGGTTTTCGTCTTGGGGAGATCGTAAGTCTGACAGCGGAAAATGTTCATTTTGAAGAGGGTTATGTTGTCGGTGGAATTAAAACGGAAGCTGGAATTAATAGAATCATCCCTTTCCCGCCGAATATACCCGAGATAAAGGAATTTTTCCGAAGTTGGCTGTCAGAATGTCAATCTCCGACTGAAAACATTATTCCCGTCAATGAAAAGAATTTTCGTGATAAATGGTTTTATCCTGTCCTTCAGGAATTGAAAATTTTAGAATGTGAATATGTAAACAAACACTGGAAATTCTCAGAAAAGAATCACCTGACCCCTCACAGCACTCGACACACTTTTGCAAGTCTCTCTTCCAGTGCCGGCATGCGCCCCGAAAATCTCCAGAAAATAATAGGGCACGCAGATTACTCAACCACTGCGGATATCTATATACACAAAGACATTTCCGAACTTATTGATGAGATGTCTAAATTAAAAAAATAATTATTGTGTGTATTTTGTGTGTAATTGCAATAAAATCCCCATTATAAGCCATTTTCATTTTGCTCCTACAGCAAAAGCCTGTCCCTCTCAAATAGCGAAAAATCGCATAATAAAGCCAATTTAAAACTCTCTATTTTTTCCTAAAATCAGCATATTGTGTGTAATATTGTGTGTATAATATCCCCTTGCAAAAGCGATTTTTCTTTTGCAAGGGGATATTTATTACTTCTTCACAATCCTCACCTGTAGTTTATCTATCGCCACGCCGAGAATACCGGCATAGCCGTCCTCGTTGACGTTGTTGTAACCCTGTACCCATTCAAGGTAGGCGGTAGTTTTGGCTGTGCTGACACGGTACTCTACTGTGTAGCCGTCAACGCCGAGCAGTTCCATCTGAACGCAGTCAATTTGTTTGCCGAGAATACCGGCATAGTCTTCTCTGTCCGTCACCCACGGAAGGTAGTTTTTGCTGCCGATAAGCTTGACACGGTAGCGGATATGACCCTTGCTGACATTGGCATAGATACCATCGATCGGGCAATTTTCAAGACCTGCATAGTCTTCAAGATTTTTTACGTTCGGCAGCCATGAGCCGCCTACGGTGTGAACCTGATAGGTGACATCAATGTTTGAGGTGGGGGTCTTGGTTGTAGTCTTGCTGTCCTCACCCTCCCAGTTCGGGCGGTAGAAAGCGTACACCGTGCCGTCTGTCAAATACCTTGTCTTGCGTTTAAAGGTTGACGTTGCCGCCCAGTTTGAGCCGTAGCCGTCAACATTGCCCTCGAGGGTAGTAATGCTGTTGTCGCTGACCGACTCAACAATACCAACGTGGTCGCAGAAATACTTATCCTGCCGGGGGTAATCGGCATAACGCAGGAAGAATAAATCTCCTGCCTGTGGAGATTTAGTACCTTTTGCAAACCATGTGCCGTAAACGCCGTCCGAGTATCTCGGAATATTGCCTGCACCTCCGTCAATCGCCTTGACGTATTTGCCGATGAATCCACAGTCCAGCATAATTAGCGTTGCGACAAAGGCGCACCAATCATAAACTGCTCCGAGTTTCAGTTTGGTTTTGCAAACATAATCACCGTTTTTTCCTATGTAGGTTCTTGCCTGTGTTAAAAATTTTTCTCTGTCTGTCATGATATTTCCCCTCACTTTCCTATCGTTTCTGTTTCGGGCAGACCCGAAATGCTTGTCAGAAGCGACAGCACCGCCGAGAGTGCAGCAGTTGAACCGACCGTAAGCCAGTTCACCTCACCAAGTGTTACCGATACACCGACAGCCGCTACCGCCGCCTGTGCAAAGGTTCTGCCTGCCCTGACAAGGGCTGCGATCCACCATTTTTCCCAGTATTCTTTATTTTTCATGTCATTTTCCCTCCAGATCGTTTATTCTGTGATTGACGACTTTAAATTTTTCGTCATACAGTTCCAGCTTATCTTCAATGCGATATGTTCGCTCGATAATACTGTTGTGTTTGTCCTGCTTTTTTTCAAGCTCCTTAATGCGGTACTCTGTCAGCTTGCTTGTTGCCAAAATACCGCTGAACGTGCCAATCAGTGAGCCTGCCAGACTGATCAGCGTATTAATAACTGTGCTATCCATATGATCACCTCTTGCTATTATCTTAATTTTTATGTTATCAGTACCAATGAAAATCTGTACCGATGTTTTCAATTTCACGGAAATCGTCTGAGTTATGCTCTATGATATAATCGATATATGTCATCATCATTTTTGCAATAAGGAAATAACCGACTGCATTGAAATGACCATATCTCATTTGATTTTGAAGTAATGTCGCACACGGTGCAGTATTCATATATTCTCTCATATCTATTAGATAAACATTATTGAACATTTCTGCAATATCCCGTATAGCCGTATTATAGCCGTTAGCATTAACCGAATCGTTCGGGTCGGTAATAACAAATATTTTAGCTTTAGGGGTGATTTCCTGTATTTTCTGAATGATTTTTGCATATCGACCATAAAAAGTGTTGTTATTATTATGATAATCGGTAATATCAATGTCGCTTGCCGTGCCTAAATCAGCACCTTTAGAATGATTGTTGTCATTCTGCCCCAGACCGATAATATACGCTTGACATAAATGCTCTCCGTCATAGCACGCTTCCGCATAATCAGACGTTAACCATGTGTCGGTTCGTAATCCGCCTTTTGACCAATTGTAATACTGATTACCTGTCATTCGTGCAAGATACTGTCCCCATGAGTATTCATATCTGTTTTTACTGTTATCTATATCTCCTGCGGCGTTTTTAGAAACAGCTACGCCGCTTGCCAGACTGTCGCCGATACAACCGACATTCATAAAACATGATATAAATGAGGGGTATTTTTCAATCACCGCAAGAGGGCTCGTAGTAGGCTGAGGATTAACGATATCCTCTAACTCAGAGACACGACTATCGATATTTTTTAGAGAACCTGCTATTTCGCCCATATTTGTGAAAGGCTTAAAGTCGCTCACACCGTCATATTCAATCTGAAATTTATCAATGTTCTCAGTTTTTGTACAAATTCTGA